GTTTTTTTTGACTTTTAGGAAAACATACATTAAGGCCAAAGTTTCTAATGTTTGTTGATGTAAACTGGGAGTTAATCTATTTTCTTTAAAATACAAAAGTTTACCTGTGAAAGGATCAGTTACTCTCATACTACCTGTTATCTTAACTTCACAGATAGTATAGGGTATTAAATTATTCACAACAATATCTTTAATTTGATCAATAATACTAAATGATGATTTGTCAAAACCTAGGATAACATTTTGTTTTTCTTTTGATATACTCAAATCATTATACAAGCTCAAAAGAAACATTGTATGTGTCATTTTTTCTGTTTTTTTAAACGCATCTGGTATCCTTCTCTCAATTCTTGTTATATCTTTTTGTAAAGTGTATTCAGAAAAATAATTTCTATTATCTGCCACAAAATCATCATAATTATATATTCTTTGAAGAATTACAGCAGGTGAATTTACAATCTCTAGTCCAGATAATTTAAATGGGCTTTTCATAGCAATGTTACCAGGTAATAACTCCATTGTGTGATGTGATTTTATGTTTATATTAACCAAGCAACCATAAATTATACTATAAGTAGGATCACATTTTGTTGCAATTCTCTCTAAAAAATTTTCATTAAAAAAACTCTCGTCAACAACTTCATCAACCATAAACTTTTGAAATTCTTTTATAGTCATACAGGATTGTGTCGTTGCAATGTAATCTTCCATTTTAACAAAAGGTCTAATAATTTTGTTCTTAACAAAGTGTGATAATCTCATTGTCATTTTTGTTCTACTTGCCTTTGTGTAAGCCTCAGTAAATGTCCTATTAAAAAACATAGATTTTAACCATTTTATTAGTAATTCTCTATTGTTAGGCTTTAAAAATTTATAACTTATGTGGTTCTCCCAAAATTCTTTCAATTCTTCAGCACCCCACTTCAGTGTTTTCCTAATGTTTTTTAATTGTTTTGTTGTACTTTCAAACATAAATTTACCTGAGAAAAAATTGTAAACTAAATCATTTTCTTCTGACATGTGATCCTCTTTTTCAACATATTTTTGTGACATTAAATACAATTTTTTCACTTGAGAAATAGATTCTGGATTACCAAATTTGTAAAGCCTGTAATTATTGCCATTGCCTCTACAATATAAGCTAAATATTGGGTTTATGTTAGGCATACCAAACATTTCAATTGGCATGTTATACATTTTTTGAATATCTGTTGAAGATTGATTGTACATACCAGGTAATACTGAATATGCTTCAGCTACACATAAAGAATGCCATTTCTGGAAAAAATATAAAAATGATAAATTACATCCTACTCTCATACACTCACCAACTCTTGACAAACCTGCTTCTATATCTTGTTTATAACCTGTGCATGGTAAGTTTAAATTTACTTCTTTACTCTTTTTAATTTGAGGGTATAACATTAAGCCATTAAAAGAGATTAATGAGACAAATTCCATCAAAAAGGGTTGACAATTAGTTTTCCTATCACTATCTGAAAAACCATGAAACCTCATCATAATTTTATGCAAAATTCTAAATTTTACAAAATCTTCATCCTCGCTATATATTAAAACCATTACATAATCATCAGAATGCTCTAAATGTTCCATTAATAAATCTGAATCAGGGTATAGTTTTTTCCAGATTTTATAAGTATAATTAGAACAAGCTACAGCTTTCAATGATGAAGAGTAATTGAACATGCCTTGTAAGAAGTTTTGTGTACTATTTATTACACCATTATTATCTTTAATACTTTTTATTAACTCCTCACCATTAAGCAAATTTTTAGTCTTATCATTTAAAACTGTTGAATTAAGAATATTTATTGGAATCTGTATAGTTTTTTTAGACCAAAC